TTTCATCGGGAATATCTACATCAAAAGAATTAATTGGTAAAGCAAGACCTTGAGAAATAACTTTAAATTTACCAAGTTTCATCGTCTTTACTTTAAAGTGTTTTCCTCTAAGAAATTCAGACCATTCTTTTTCAGGTACTTTAGAATCTATTTCAATATATACACAAGTATCTCCTTCTTTAAACTCCCCTATCTTTGCAATACAAGTCCATCCTAGAATTCCTACTAGCTCTATATTATCTGCACCTTCTATAGGTTTTATCCATTCAATTTTTTCAGTGTGAGCAAGAGCCCGTTTACCATTTATAATCATAAGTGCCTCCTAATTAAAGACATCCACCACAGCATCCATGCTTCACGTTTTCATTAAAAACTTCTTCAATCTCTTCTGCATACTTTTGATACTCTTCTGGAAGTTCGTCCTCATAAATTATCCAATCATCATGGTTAACAAAAGGTTCTTTATAATCTGAATGAAAACCACACCCACCACCAGACAACCAAAAAGAATTGAAGTTTGATTTATTTTCAGAATCTGGTAATGAGTAATCTTTACCAAAAGAAACTTCTTTATTATCAATTTTTAAAGTCAAGATACCTCTACAAAGATTTGGGTATTTACCAGTATAAGATATAAATTGCACATGATTATCTTCTAACATAATTAAAAATCCTCTTAATAAATACCTATGGCAGTTTTACATCCTGTTCTTCAATAAACAATAGTTCATTAGCGTATGGTAATAGTTCTTTAAATTTATCTATTAGATAGTGCCACTCTGAAAGTTTATGGTTTTTCCTTTGATGTATAATATTAAAAGCTGTTTCATAATTCATAGTTATAGTTCTTTTCTGTAACCAACTTTCAGGTAACCATCTTATTAGTTCTTTCCAATATTTTTTATATTTAGTTTTATTATATTTTACACGAAGTTCTTCAAGAAATTGAATAATTGTAGGTTCATCATATGTATTCACACCTTGAGATTCAACAATATCTCTAACTGTCAACTGATATGAAAACATATTATCTCCACTATCATCTACACCAGTAAGATAGATTAAATTAGGTTCATAATCATCTGTTTCAAAACAATCTAATGTTATTGGTGTAGAAGCTAATTTATGCATTGTTGAAGTAGAATTCGATGCTGTACCTACTTTATAGGTATCAAATTCTTTCCAGAAATATAATGGGGCTTCAAGATCAAAACAAATAATAATCTGTCTTAAAAATTTACGATGTTCACTTCCAGATCTTATCAACCTCTGAGCTAATTTCATATCTTCAGGCCCAATACATATAAGTTCAGTAGTATAACTATCTACATTTAATTTACTATATCCTTCTAACCAATCATAATATTTTGACCATACTTCATCATATTTTTCTGTACCTTTTTCAAATACATTCTTCCCTGTTATTTCTCTTATTTTATTTTCATTTTCAACCCACTTATTTGATATCTTAGATATCGGATTATCATAATCAAAATTTGCCAAACCAAAATAACTGTCACTTCTATCCCAGCTATTCATAGGATTACGCATGCCTCTAAAAGCACCCTTAAAATTAAATACTTCTAAATTTTCTAGCTTCATTTATGAAACACTCTCCAAATCATTAATATCAATTCCTTCATTCATACACACTTCTTCAAGTGTTGGTGTTGTGATTACTTCTATAAGTTTTCCTTCTTCATCAACTAACAATGTATTACCATCTACCCTTGCATTAAGTGCTTTTATACCCATTTGTGAATAAGCATCTTTGCGTCCTTGTGCGTATGAACTATGCTTTATTCTATCAACAGCCTCTACAACAGATAAAGGTTCTTTACAAATATGTTCAAGCTCTTTTAGCTCTCTGGAATAGTATGAAATAGTCTCTTCATACAGCTCCATCATTTCTTTATCTATCTTCCTCAGATTGTTAAGTCTTTCTACTTCTGTTTCATAAGTTTTAATATTAAAAACTACAATTACGAATCTCTTGATATAATAAATGATCTTCCCTGCATAATAGTTAATGTTCATACCATACCTCCTAAATACTCACATTAATCTAAATATAAAAGGTATAAAGGGATTATATATAATCCCTTTATATTATGAAATAACTAAACGCTTATTTTCCATAAGCAGCTGTCTTTTATAGTTAGCTCTGTTAGAAAGATTTGATGGATCGTAATCCGTATATGGACCATGCTTCTTATTTACTTCCCTTTTCCTTGCTTTTTCAGTTTCATTAAACATACTGTTGACAGCTCTTTTTACAGAATCATAAGAAACATTAAAATGTTCTGAGATGGAATAAATACTTTTACCAGCTTCATACATCTGATTCATTCTTCTCTTCATTGATTTTGTAACTTTTCTGCGTCTGTCATAGTTAGTACCAGCGATCTTAACAGCCTTATCAACTACATAATCTGATGAATTAATAAGTTCCTTCTTTGTCATAATTTTTCTCCTCTCAACAATTAGTTTTATTAAGTACAAATTTATTATATATTACATTATACATAATGTAAACATTATCTTAAAAAGAATAGTTAATTAGTATACATGATTCCCCATCTACATCCCAGGGTATATCCAATCTATCTAGAGTCTCATACAATATATTACATACATAACTTGAGCTATACATATCTACAGTATAAAATTTCATATACTTACTTCTTTCTTCTTCGGATAACTCTGCTATAAAATCTGCCCTTATAGGTTTACTCATTTCCCAATATAGATACTCTTGAGGATTATCAACTTCATAATACAATTTAACTTCTTCTTTTGGGCAATATCCTGAAACTATACCCATATCTTTAGATTCTTGAATAAGATCTTTTTCTGTTATTTCATACACATATGAAGGACCATCTTTACGATCATCATCAAGTGTAAAGACTAAATCTTTAAAATCACTGTTTATAAGATTTTCTCTTTTTACCATAGGAAACTTCTCTATAAAATAATCTATATCAATAAAACTCTGACTCTTCCAAAAAATTTGTGAAGGTTTTCCTTTATAATTATAAACTAGTGGAATATACTCGCCATTGTCAGATCTTTTAAATGCCGGATAGAATAATAACTCTCTCATACAAATCACCTCCTCTGCCCAGAGTACAATTCTGCAATTCTAGCTGGTATAACATATTTTCTATTACATTCATCACAACATCTATCATCTTCTGAATAGATATCCCAACCAATAGGGTATGGATTATTACCATAACCATTATATTCTTTCCCACAAATACAGCAGATGTGCATATTAGCTCTTTCTGTTAAGGTTGTCATATTGATCACCTCTAATAATGTTTTTAATAATTAACTTACCATACAAAGAATCTGAGCTTCTATTTCTGATTTTTCAGCATATCTCCAATACTGCTTTTTAAATTTTCTTTTACCTTCAACCGCTTTGTAAAGTTCGTCCCCTCTTTTTGGAGAAATACCAACAACTCTACATCCGGTAGCGGCATTAAAGCATAAAAGGCCATTATTGCAAACAACTGGTCTGCTTTCATGCTTTTCTCTTGGCATATCTAAATTTTCAAGCATTTTTTCCCAATCGGCTTTTGTCAATAATCTTCCATCTTCATCATAATTTTCTATTTTACTAATGCTAACTTCTTCATATGATTCATCATATTTTTCAATAAGCCTTGCAAAATTTTTCCCAGAAAAATTCTTAAACCTATCTTCACAATCAATAAATGAAAAGACCTCATAATCAGCAAATTCTGGTAATGAACTATCCCTAACTACTATATATGATGTATCAAGGTTATTTTCACCTTCATATTCATAAAGCAAAATCTTATAAGTATTACCACACTTATCCTTTAAAATATGTTTTTTATTTGGGATATTTGAGTTACTCATCTTCATTTTATTCAACCTCCTTTAATCAAACTTTTAAGCGATTATAATATCGATGAAACAGCCATGATCTGTTCTTTCAAAACTATCAATGAGTGTTTCATAATTTGAATATGAATTCTTATAGTCCTTATAAGAAACTTTTCTTATTTCATATACGTCATGATATTTTGCAAGCTGAATTGTCCTTTTAAGAATAGTAATTTTTTCATCCGTAAGCATAGCTTCCTTAACGATACCATTAATTTTACATCTTGTAATAATTATCTGATCTTCTCCTTTATAATTACCTATTTCACTGATTGTTGCTGAAATTGAAATAATATCACCTGAATTAATAAACTTCCATCCTTCATTGCCCTTATCATCTACAATATCAACACCAATAACTTTAGAAGTAAACCAAGTAAAGATATTATCATCATGATCCAGGAACTTATAAATGTGTCTGATACCACTATCTGCATAATATTTTGGCTCCGTATGATATGTAATATCATCAATAAGAATAACTTCTGTATTGATCTTCATGCCCTTTTTGAATTCCATATCTATACCTCCTTATCTGTTAAATACCTTCCCCTCCTATAATTATTATACCATAAAATATAAATTTGTAAATAGGTTTTTATAAATTTATCTATTTTTCTTCAATAAAAAAAGAGGGTATATTTACCCTCTTTTATCAATGAATTGAATTACAACGCTTACGCAACAATGTTAGCTGAAATTAACAGATCCGCATTTAAGATCTTGCAGTCATACATTGTTGACCAGCCCTGGCTCATCCCGCCATCAGCAAATCCAAGAAGCTGAGTCGGAACAACAGGCATATACGGAGCATAAATACCAGCAGCAGCTTGCATAGCACCTTGGTTAACACCAAATATCATTTTACCCGGATCAATATTCGGAGTTACAAATACTTTAAGACCAGCTAATGTACCAGCAAAGTATGGGCCATTAATGTCTGAAACCGTAGCAGCTTGGAATCCAGGTACAAACTGAATTACAGGCATAACATCAGAAGCAACTAACATAAAGTTAGGAACAAACTTCTTAGTTCTGTCATATAATGCCATCTTGTACTCTTCTAACTTAGCAGCAAACGCAGCATAATGGTCTGCAAGGTTAACACCTACAGGAAGAGTTTTACTAAAGTCTTCGATACCAGCAACTGGGCTAGCAGCATCGATTAACATATTGCAAATCTCAGTATCAATCTCGTAAGATAACTGACCAACAGCCTGTTCAGCAAGACCATCAGCTAAATCAAAACCATAATCGGTCTTAGCTTGGAAAGCAGCCATCTGACTATAGAATACAGCGATTCTTCTAGCTCTAGCTTCAAGACCAATGTTCTTTAATTCAGCTTTTAATGTTGGAAGAGTTTCCTGTGGAATAACTACATTGTCATAGACATAAGCAATCTTCTTAACATCGCTTGCACTCTTATCTGTCTTGAAAGAAGTCTGTGTGACAACACCAGTATCAGCATTAATAGCAGCTGGGTGTTCACCATCAGCATCATCAACTTGAACGCCATTAGCATCTAACAGACGAACAGCTTTAGCACCTTGCTTAAAAGCAACTGCAGTAGTTCCAGAAGTAAAACTTTCAACTGGCTCTACAACTGCCTGACCAGTGTAGTTAACATCTACATCACCTAACGACCATACGCCATTAGTGAAATCGCCTTCTTTTGACTCACCCTTGGTTGTGCCTTTTACCAAATAGTGTTAATCTTAATAATTTTAATATATAACTTTATAATTCAAATTATTTTCTTTGGCAACTCGTTGTTTTTCAACATCTCTTTCAGTCCAAGTTTTTATAGCATTTTCATAAAACTTAGATTGTTTAGCTTTTTCTTGCCAAAGTTTTAATTTCTGTTGACATTCTATATCTTCTGGATCATATGGTTTCCCACCATGCGTCCAATGATTATTTAATTCTATAAATAAATCATCTTCTAGAATATAAAAATCGCAATAGAATGGATATCTTTCTTCTTTATAATTTCTATAAATATGTTTTGAATTATATTCTTCTTGTAATTTCTGGTATAATTCTTCTTCTGGTTTAGATGTATTAAATGAATTATTTTTCTTTTTAGTTAAATATTCTTTAGATAATTTTATCTTTAAAGATTCTTTTGAATATTTTTTAGACTTATGAAGTTTTTTCTTTACTTCTGGATCTTTCATAGCCCTTTTAGTACTTTCAGAAATTTTCTTCCTATGCTCTTCTGAAAATACTCTATTCTTTTGAGTTAAACTTATATTATTAACTCTCTCATCCATCTCTTTAGTAAGACCTTTATTCCAAGAAGGTTTACCTTTTTTAGATTTACTCATCTTTTCTCTAGATGATTGAAGCATCCCTTCAACAAACCCTTCAGGTTTATTTTCTCTAAATACATTTATCTTACCATTATTATACCATTTTCTTGACATTTTAATTTTCCTCAAAAAATTATTTTTCTATAATATCTGTTTTAATATAAATGTTGAGGCATTTATCAAATATTATAGGTTATAAATTAAAACTATTAAACTCATTACATTACTGTAATGTTCAGACTATATCATCAACTTATATTGTATTAACCTTTATAAGTTGCCGTGCATTTGGGGATCGTCAATCCCTACTCTACTCTGTTACTCACTTATGTATTTCTCATAAGCTACCATTTCGATAGTCGTTGAACCTTATTTTTATTATACCATAAAGTAAAGGAAATGAAAACTTTTATAATAAAAATCTTGGCTGCTGATTGTCCTTTTAAAAAGGAGTTCCCAGCAATTAACACGGTTTATTTAACATACATCACTGTATGTGAGTACATATTCTAATACTCGATATACGCGACATTTCCGTACATTGAACTCATAGGACTTACGTGAACTAAATCAAAAGCGATTAAGTTAGGAAGACCAACATTAGTTAACGCAATACAAAATCTCTTGTAATCCCCCATAGCACTTCTTTGAGTACCCATTGAAGAATCAAAAGCCTCATTGAGGAACTTATTAACATTATCAAGGCACTTAGCAACAGTGATCTTTCTCATGCTGTCCATCGGCTCGCCTTGATGTCTTTTCTTATATACAGCTTCTGCTAACTGTATTTTCTTTGAATATTTTTCTAATAATCTATTAGCCATTATATTTAACTTCCTTTATTTATATTATTAAATTGTCAATCATGTGTAATTTTATAAAAATGCCTCCGCTATCTTTAAGTCGTATTCTGTGATTTCATCATCTGGGTTTGCCTCTACCAAACCGTTACTTACATTTTTTGCGGTAACTTTTAATCCTTCGTTTAAACCATATTGGCTAAACGGTAAATTACTCA